AATTGTATTTTGATACTTAATTTCATTTACGTCATCAGCACATGGGCTTGCACACCATGTATGAATACCGCTAGTTGAATTTGTAAATGTTGGAGTTGCATTAGCACTAGTTGAATTTGTTAGCACTTGGACTATTTGTTGTGTTGGTTGTGGTGTTGGTTGTGGTGGTATGTAAACAGGGGCAGGTGGAGCTGGTTTTGCTTCAATAATTAATATACTTGTTTCACCTGTACTTAAATCTGTAAAGTAATATGGATCAGGAATAAAACAATAATTTCCGCAATCTTCATTTGGTAATTCTATTGTTACACTTTCATTTGGATAAAGATTAATTGGATCAAACCAACCCCATGCAACAAATCTATAAACAGATGTATCTTCATTATGAATTGTAATACTTCCACCTTCCATTACAGAAGCAGTAAATGGATGTGTATAAATATCAATATGTGAAGGTGTTTCTGCGTATGCAATACTTGTTAATGGTATTGCGATCAATGCAAATATTATTAGTTGTGTTTTCAATAATTGTTAAACACACATTAGTAATATAAATGTATCGAAAAAAGGGTTAATGGAATTAAAGATCAAAACATTCTTGTATTCCACAGTTGGGGCATTGTTTACATACTTCGTGTATTGCATCACATTGGATACAATAATCTGTCCGTAAAGACATAACTTTTATATACGTCTATTATATATAAAGTTTTGTAAATGTCCACTCGTGGTGTATCTCAACCACGAGGGTATGTGATGAATCGTTTATATCTTCCGACTCCACACATGAACGAACTTTAGCCTGACTCCCCTAAGGTTCATTAATTAGTAAAAATTATAGTATATTAATTATCTTCTTTGTCGTCATCAACGTCATCACTAAGATCAACATTATCCCAATCCTTTTCTGCTTGATACATTACTTCTAGTTTTTTCTTTAGATTTATATCATCTTCTGACATTTCCTTATCCCCAAAATAAGCGGACATTATGCTAAGCATACGGGAAAGTTCCTTTGCACCTATCTCTACATAAGACATAATTATTTTTTAACTAGATATTATATAAATTAAATTAATCTTTTTTATCGTCAATACCTTTATCGTTCTTACCTAACAGGCTTTTTACTGAACGTTTTTTCTTTACTTTTTTTGGTTTTTCCTCTTTTGTTACTTCCTCTAATTCATCAACACTTTTTTCCTCTTTAAATTGTTGTTCCCAAGTGCCATTAAATTCTGCCATAACTTGATTCATTTTACCTTCTGAAAGTAATTTAATTGCTCTATTATCGAGGGTAATTCCGGGAGCAAGTCTAAGGAGTCTTGCTAAGCCATCTGCCATATTAAGATCTGCCATTAAAAATTGATATATATACTACTATTTAATCTTTTTCGTTCCTACACAATTCCACCCTAGACCGCATTTTTCACATAATACCACAACGTCTATAAAATAGACTTCGGGATATTCAGGTTCTTTCCTTTCCTGAGATTCTTCCTGATTACAAGAAGCTCCACATGACGGACAATATTTCATATATTTTTTATATATGTCCAAAATATAAATCTTTATATGTTCAACTTTTTAAATTTCTTATGAACAAAATTTTAGTGATAACTGCAATAACAGTTTTTGCTTTACTATTAACTATTCCACTTAACACGTTTGCCCAATATCCTGATCCTGATAATGTATATGATAAATATGAATATCTTGGTGTAAGACATGATACTAATCCACACGTTTGTTTGTTTGAACCTAACCCAACTCATGTTGATTGGAATTATTGGAAAGATGTAGAATTTGAATCATGGCGTGCAATACTTGATTGGCAAGTAGAGATGACAGAATTTTTACCTGAAGGTGATTGGAGTATGTATATACATTCAACAGTTCCTTACCATGAACATTGGAATAAAACACCTGATGAGTATAGACATTGTAATATATTTTTAACCTATGAAGCATTTAATGAAGATCCTGATAACAAGGCTTTAGGATATACAGGTATTGATTTTGCTAAAAGTTCCCACAAATTTACATTCATAGTTGTATATCTACACGCAACAAACAATACTGCACTAACATTGAATTTTGCAGATGGTTATAAAGATCCAGAAACAGGTCTTACTAAATTTGAAATTAATCTTGATAGAGAACAATTACCATTACAAACTATTTACAATATTGTATTACATGAACTTGGGCATGGTCTAGGTTTAGGACATTATGAAAGTGCATACCCACTAGGATATGATCGTTCTACAATGACACCAAGTCTAAAACCATTTAATAGTAATGAAGTTTTTGAAGTAAAATTGACAGATAAATTTATGCTTGGATACCTTTATGGAACTGATGGTTATAAAAAACCGCAACCAATTTTCGTAGATGATTATTGTTTATTTGAACATGGATTAAAAGTCATAGGTTGTTATTAAGATTTATATAATAGAACGTTTTTAAAATAATATGCCTGATAAAAAAGATCCACATGAAAAACAATGGCGGGATTTATTAGAGTTATATAATAGTAAACATGAAATGACTAAAGAGGATTTTTATAAACGTAGAGCCGAAGCTTGTCAAAGACTATTAGACAGGTATTGCTAACTTTAAATAACAGAAACCTTTATTAACTATATGATCTCAAATGACGAATTTTATCGTGCTATGGAGCAAAAATTTGCCAACGTATTTAAGAGAATGGACACCTTACATAAGGAAACACAAGAAGATATAAATTCTATTAAGGAAGAAGTCTATGAACTTAAACGCCAAACTGATGCTCATATAGCCGTTAGTGAAGCATTAAAAGAATTAAAACAAACTAAAACAATGTCTAAAAGAATGAGAATAACTATTATTTGTGCTATTATTCCTGCTATAATTGCTTTATTTACACTTGGGGTTCGTCTATAAGAATCCAATCATTGAATACCCAAAACATTTGTTCAATAAACCATTCTTCCTGTTCTGTATTACTAATATCATTTAATCCCATCATAGCAAAACATTGATGAATTGTTTCTTCTATTGAAGTATATATAAGATCCTGTTCACTAATATGTTTATGTAGTGTAATCCAAGTTTGTTTAGATTCCTCATAACATACTCCTTTTTCTTCACAATCTTCCCGATTAATTATACGCATATTTTGAGGTCGCCATTTTCTTGACATGAGAAATATAATTATGACAAGAATTTAAGTTTACTGTATTACGACTATGATCATGATCATACTACCTTTATATACTACTATGAGCATATAATCATACTATATATGATCATATACTTATATCAGGCATTTTTTCACTTATAAAGCTTATGATCATGATCATGATCATAGGTAGTTTTATATGGAAGGATCTTTATTATTCTACATGGTTGTAATCAATCCAGCAATAAAACAACAGCTTAAAGATTTAAGAAAAGTTCCATATAACTCTATAAAGAAAGAATCAGCAGTTATAGTTGAATTACCAATAGGACAATTAAAAAATCACGATTTGGCTAGGGCATTATATATAACTAATAATGCTTTTATTAAACTTACTCAAAAACAAATGGCAGTATTTGATATTATCAAACAATGTCAAAAAGATATAGAAGAAGTTACAAATGATGATGAATTAACTAAGGAAGAATTAATTGAAAAAGTTAGAGAAATTATTCTTGATCGACCTGACGTTTCACATCCTTTAAAACCTTCTTCCGATGAGGATAAGGAATCTTAACACCTTTTTTAGCAATATAATAAGTTCCTTTTGGATTAGGTTTTCCCCAAAATGCACCAATAGCATAGTTATAATCACAATCAAATTGATCAATAACAATATCATCTTTTATGGTATATACCGTAGCAGTTGCCATACAGTTATATAGAACAAGCTGTATTAAAAGTTATGGATATTAAAAAATTAAAAGGAATTGGTGATGGAACAGCAAAGAAATTTGAGAAAAATGGAATTACAACAGTAGAGCAGTTATTCGTTATACCACCACCTAAAGTAGCAGAAATGCTAGGAATTGATAACGATTCCGCTATGGAATTATTTAAAAAAGCAAGATCAGTTTATGATGATTCACCCGTATTTCAATCAGGTTTAGAAGCAAAATCTGAAGATCAAGACTTAGAAAAAATTTCAACAGGAACTAAGTCACTTGATAAATTGTTTACAGGGGGGATTGAGTGTGGTGCTACAACTGAAATATATGGGGAGTTCGGTTGTGGTAAAACACAATTTTGTCATACAATGGCAGTAAGAGTTCAACTTCCAAAAGACAAAGGGGGGCTAGAAGGTAAATGTGTTTGGATAGATTCAGAAGGAACATTTGAGCCATCACGAATTAAAACAATAGCAGAATCAGTTGATATTGATGAAGAAACTGCTCTTAATAATATTATAAGAGCCAAAGCATATAATTCAGCAGATCAATATTTAATTCTTCAAGAATTAGAAAAATTATTAGTAGAAGATGAAAAAATTAAATTAATTATTATAGATAGTGCAACGGGATTATTTAGACAGGATTATAGCGGTAGAGGTATGTTATCTGAACGACAAAAATACTTAGATGAATTTTTAACTATGGCTTCTAATATGGCAAATTTTCATAATATTGCAATTATATGGACTAATCAAGTAATGATTAATCCCGGAGTTTTCTATGGTGATCCTGTAACTGCTATTGGTGGAACAGTTTTAGCACATAAATCTACTTATAGAGTATATTTCAAAAAATCAGGTGCATATAGAATGGGTAAAATGGTAGATAGTCCGAAACACGCACAAGTAGAGGTTATGTTTGGTCTTAGTGAAGAAGGAGTAGTAGATCAAGAAGTAGCAGAAGAAATAGAAAAAAGACGAAAAGCGGAAAAGGCTAAAAAGAAGCGGGAAGAAAAGAAAGAAGAATCTGAGTAGGTTTATATTAGCGATCTGATCGATAAAATCATTGACAACTTGTGAATTATGTAATGGAAAACTAATAAAAATGACTTTTAAACACAAAGGCGAGCCATTATTCGTGTGTGAAAACTGTGAAGAAGAATATATTTAAAACTTTATATACAAAGAACACTTTGGTCATATATGGGATTCTTTAGCAAGATTAGGGATAATTTAGACGTAAGGAACTTCAAAGTGGTAGAAAAAGGGGATTATGAGCGAGTAACCCAAGACCATTATTCCATGCGTAAAGCAATAAATGATGAGTATCTTCATTCAAATAGTAGGGCAAGTACACCATATCCTTTCATGGATACACCTGATGGAAGTAAAATTCCAATGTGGCGTGTTGCACCAAACAGAATGTATGAATTAGCAGATTATGTAGGTGATTTAAGAGCAGTTATTGAAACTATTCAACGAGAAATGTTCAGAAATGGACTTCAAGTTATTCCAAGATACCACCATAAATGTTTAGTTTGCCTAAAAGAATATGAGCAAAAACCACTAAAAGAATACGTTTCTTTACAAGATGCACAAAATAAAGCAAAAGAAAAACTTCAATGTACTGAATGTGGAAATGAAAATCCTAGAAAATGGGCAAAACCTGATCCAAAAAATAGACAGATTTTGCAAGCACTTTTAGATAGAAGGGTAAATAATAACCACCAAACACTCAAAATTGTTGCAAGACAAGCTGAAAGAGATTTAGATATTATTGACGGTTGTTATGTTTTAGTAACAAGAAAATGGGCTATAAGAAAATTAAACACTCCTGATGAAACAACAGGTGCAACAAAAGAAGCAGTAATGAATATAAATGATAGTAAATTAGATGAAATTATAAGAGTTCACCCAATTCAATGTAGTATAATTGCTAGTGATGAAGCAGTTCTTGGCTTAGGTGCAGATGGTAAACCACGATATATATGCCCACAATATGAACATAGAGATACTGTTTTAGAAACACCTGTATGTCCAAAATGTGGTTGTAAGGCATTTAACGCATTTATGGAAACTAATAGTGTTCCTTATGGAGTTCCATTAAGTAGTCCAAAGAAGATGTATTACAGTCAAAAAGAAGTAATTTGGATTCCGGGAAAATATTATCCTGATGTTTTATATGGAAATTCCCCAATTCAATCAGTATGGAAAAAAGTATTGTCATTAATGTTCCAAGATGAATATATGTGGAAATACTTTGATAAGGAAAGACCACCAAAAAGTTTGTTAGTTATGGGTAGTAGAAACCAAGAATCAGTTGCAGCTTTCATGGAAAAACAACGTCAAGGTGCAAGACAAGATCCATATATGCCTAGACCGATCTTACTAAATACTGAAAATGTAGGTCAAGCACTTCAATTTGTTGATCTTACACCAAACTTTAAGGAACTCGAATTAACTGAAATGAGAAAAGAATTAAGACAAATTATATCAACTGTATATGGTGTTCAACCATTATTTTATGGTGAACAGGCTAAAGCAGGATTAGGAAATGAAGCACTTCAAGTAACTCTTACAAACAGAACTATTAAGTGGTTTCAAAGATTTTTGAACGAGCAGTTCTTTGATGAGATTAGCAATATAATGGAAATATATGATTGGAAAATTGAATTAGTAACAAGTGAAGAAATTGATGAACTTAGAGAAGAACAGGTTAGAGGACAAAAGATTGATAACACCGTAAAATTATATGGTATGGGATTTGATGTTGCATTTGATGGCGAGAATAACATACTAGTATCACAATATCCAAACCCTGAAAAACAGGAAATGATGATGGGCGGTGGAATGGGTACAGGGGAAAATATTGGCGGTGGAAAAAATGATAAAACAAAATCAAGTTCACCTAAAAAAGAAGGTGAAGCCACAAACTTTGATGGCGAGCCAAAATTAGCAAGACCAAGTGATAAAGTAGGAACAGGTGCAGGCGATCCAAGAGGATCAGGAACAGGAACTACATTAAGTAACAAAGCAGATATAATTAAAATTGTTAAAAAAGGTATGAGTCAAACAGAATGGGAAAAATTTTTGAGGGAACAGGTGGATAATTCTTAATGAAATACAACTGTCCTTATTGTAATTTTACTAGCGAAAATAAAGGATCTTATCATTTACGAGTTGAAGATATGGAAGAAATATTTAAGCACGAAAAAACACATAAGGAAAATGCAATCTGATACTGAATTAATTCAAAATATAAGAGATTATATGCAAAAAAAGCCATGGCAAAGTGCTTGGGATATTGTTCAATATTTTGAATCTCAAGGTGTTCCACCGCAGAAAGTTTTATATGTCCTTAAAGAGATAGTTGAATAATGGGTAAAAGATTTGGTTGGACAGATGATGATGGCTTAGATTCTAAGGATAGAATTAGAGCAAATGATCTAAAAGAAAAGGCAAAAAAAGAAAATCAACATACAAAAAATTTAAGACAACGTGTTCAAGAAGATGAACAAACAAAAATCAATCATTATAGTGAAGGTTATTGTTACGGTTGTAGCACTTATGATAAAGTAATTAGTACACTAGTCTATATGTGTGGTGAATGTATGGAAAAAAGAGGAACAGAAGGTTTAATGTGTTTAATCACTAAAAAAACAAGTTGGGAATTATGTGATATACACGCAGATTGGGTTTTTAATGATTCATGGCAGATAAATTGTTCTTTATGTGATAAATGTATGAAAAGATTATCTTTAGTTCATAAGGCATATAGAAAAGCAGGTGGAAGAAATAATGCACCCGATGAAAAAATTAGAAGAAAATTTTATGCAAGAAATCCCGGTGAATATTTAGGAAATGGAATAACTAGAGATCAAACTAGGGATCAACGTTTTGCGAATGGATAGCATTTAGTTTTTCAACCTGTGATGGCTCATCTTCTATATCTTCCCAATGAAATTTAACCATTTCAGTATTATAATCAACTATCATGTGAACTGAATTTGTGCTAAAATCATAATACCACTCACCCATTAAAGTCATTTTTTTATGTGGTAGTTCTGATCCATAATATATACATTTTTTTGCAAACAATGGTTTTGACCAAGGTAAAATTGATTTTCTTACTTCAACTCGTTTTTCTTCCTTATTATAAAATATATCTTTTCGTGATACATGAAATGGTTCTTTTTTAAATCTTGTTTTATTTGTAGTTCCAACTCCCGGATGTATATGCACATATCTCTTATTCAAATTTAAATTATCTTGAGCCATTTGCATTTGTGTATAAAACCAAAATGCGTGATTTTCAGGTATATCTATTGAAGTAATTTCCTGTCTATCATTTCTACTCCCTGAAAAAGGGTGTTTTTTGTGATATGTATATACGTTATCATAAACGTAAAAATCCATGAATAAATATCATTAAACCTTTATATAACCCTTTCTTTTTTACTATTATATGGAAAAGCAGGATTTAGCTCTACTAATAGTAGCACTATCCTTAATCTCAGCAGTAGTATTTGTTGGGTGGGGTGCTATAAAAGGACTCCTATTAGATCCTGAAGTTCAAATGACAGCTGAACAATATGGAACAATTTTCACCTTCGTATTCGGTATTATGATCGGATCAGGTCTAACATATTTGGGAATTAGAGCAGGACAAAATCAACAATCACCAATAGGTCAAGCCTAAAACGGTATAAAATTCTTCAACATTATTTTTATATACTATTACAGGTTGTTTGATACATGGTAGAATATGTAGAATTTCCCGATTTCATAACAAAGGGTATTGAAGTCGATACAGTAGATGAACGCAGGATCTTTAAAGGTCATATAACTGCTGAAATCATTGATAGACAACATGAGTTTATTTTTGTTAAAGAAGTTATGAAAATTATGGAAACCTTCATGTCGGTAAATCCCGTTATATCAGATTATCATAGTAATAGAATGGTAGGAAAAGTCATTTCTTATGAAAAATCAGAATATCAAGGAGTTCCAACTGTATTAATTACAGGTGAAGTTTACAAAAAAGATGGAGTTACATTATATGATAAAGTTTGGGATAAGGTTGTTAAAGGTGAATATGCAGGATTAAGCATGGGTGGTGCAAGTAAAGAACGTGAACCAATAGCCAAAGATGGTAAAATGGCATTAGAATTAAGAAAATTAGAGTTATATGAGATAGCATTATGTGATACACCAGCTAACCCATTCGCAATTATTGAGGAAGTAAATAAGTTTGCAAAGGCAGTTGGACTAGAAAAAATGGTAAAAGAACACCAAGAAAGACAACAAATTAGGTGTAATAGCATACATTGTAAGTTTGAAAAGGCAGATAGTGTATATACAAACAGCGGTTCAGATTCCCCAAGTAATCCTAATGGAACAGATATAGATGTAGATGATGATTTAGACCATGATTATAAGGGTGATGAAGATAAATGTAGTATTTGTGGCGTAGTTAAGACTAAACATGGATTAAAACAGTTTGATAAACCAGTAGAAAAACTAGATTCTAAGACTTTAGTTCAACGATCTGCGGAAACAAGAGCCGATAATGTAGGTGAAGCAACAGGAAGCCCAAAACAAGTTAATGATTTAATGAATACCATTCCAAAAGTACCTTCAAATAATAATGTAAAACAAATTCCACTTCAACGTGTTAAAAAAGACCATGTTGAAGGTTTTCCTGAGAATATAGAAGAAAAAGCTAGAAAGAAAAACAAAGAAATGGAAAAAGATCAACCAATAGGTGATATAGATGCTAAAGGTAATTTCCCTTTAAAACCACGACAAAGACCAAACACAATGACAGATTCAAACAGTAATGTAAACAAAATGATTGAGCATTTTGGGGTAAACAATGTTAAAAAAGCCATTGAAGAATATGAAACAATAGAATATTTGAAAGCATTGGCAAGAAAATACAGTATATAATTCTTTTTAGTTTTAAAAATTATATTTATATACTAGAAAAATTTTTGATATATAATAACATGACACAAGAAGAAACTACAAAAACAGAAGAAATTTCTGAAATTCAAAAATCAGATGATTCTTCCGTAACATCTATTCTTGCACAATTAGTTAAAGCACAAGAATCAAGAATTGATTCCTTCGAGAAAAGATTCGATGGTCTTGAAACTTTAATTAAAGAGCAAAACAAGAATCCAGTTGATAAAGGTGTTGAGGATGATACTCAAAAACCAGCAGTTGAAGCATCTAATGATGTCGGTGATCCTGACAAATTAGGCGAAACTTATGCACCTTCACCAAAAGCTCAAGCTTCTATTGTTCAACCACAACCACAAGAAGTGGGCGACTCAAAAAGCGATGCTTCTAGTTTAACTATGGGCAAAGCTGATGACAGCGAGGACAAAAAAGAAGATGAGAAAAAAGAAGAAGTTGCAAAAACTGAAGATTCTGAAGATAAAGATGATAAAAAGGAAGAAGTCAAAAAATCTGATGAAAAAGTAGATTCTGAATACGAAATTGTAAAGACTGTAAGACCAGCTTTAAGAGCTAGAGATGACGAATCAACCATACCAACAGGCTATCAAATCTTGAAAGCCATTTCAGGCGGTTGGAACGGACAAACATCTAGTGCAGAAGAAGCACTCGTTATAGCATACAACAAACTAGAAAACGGTGAGTTTGGTAACGGACTACCGGGGGGAGCATATTAAATTGTCAACCTATCTAGGACTACGTTCAATCGATGAACTAGTAAACTATACCTATAACAGAACTCCTGATGAAATTTTAAAAGCAGGTTTCAGTACAACTGATCCGGGTGCAGGGGGCAACTATAACCCACTATTCGGAGCTATGGCATGGGCAAACTTCAACATGGAAGCAAACATATTCGCAGCTTTGCCAAAATATGTTTGGGATTTCTCAGGTTGGCGTATCTTTTCAGCAAAGGCAGCTAATTTGCCAACTGTAAATGATAAAGTTCATGGATATGGTGGTACTGTTGAAGGTGGTCAAATCTCAACAGCTGTTAAACCAACTGTTAAAGAAGTCACCGTCAAACCAAAGACTCTACAATATGTATTCGAAGCTTCTGAGCTATTAGAACAGCTCGTAGATAATTCTAGGGATGATAACTACGGATCTCTTGCACAACAAAGAGTTTACGCTAGTGATCAATTTAAGGAAAGAGTCAACAAAATGCTTACTGACATTCCAGTCAATGTAGTACAAGATGACAAAAACCAAAGATTAAACCTAGAGTCATTAGATCGTATCGTTGCATCTAAAGCAGAATGGACATTTGAAGCACACAACGTTGTTGCTGATAACTATGATCCATGGACAAGTGCAAACGGTAACGGAATTGACAGATCTACTACAACATACGATTCAACTGTAAAATCACCTTCAGGTACAATCGGTACAAAAGACGTACTAACTGATGCAGTTATTAGAGATGTACTTGCAGATGTGAGAATTGCAGCTGGTAAAGAGCCAACTCTTATGATTGGTGGACAGGATACATATTCCGAAGTTCAATCAATTTATATGAACGCTTATCGTATTCAAAACACAGCTGATCTCAGAACAGAATTTAGCGTAGGCGTAAACGGTGTTGATACCTTTACTGGTACAGGTGCAGGATTACATATATCCACAATATATGGACTTCCATTCATTCCTTCAAAGGATACACCACAATCAGCAGAAGGTGAAGTAGATGACTTGCTCATCTTAAACACTAGTGCAGATAAGAACGCTCCAAATAAACCATTATGTGGTATTCAAGTATTGAAACCAATCGTTTATTATGAAGCAGGCAAAAGACAACAAGGCTATCCATTCATTAACGAAGCTTTCACAGATAGAGCTTTGTATAATATGTTAGCAGAAACAACTTGTCGAAACTTTAAAGCACAAGCCAAAATTAGAGATATCGCTTCAGGAATTTAGAAAAACTTAAACTTTCCCTTTTCTTTTTTTTATTTTTACTTCTAAAAATTTCATCTATATAAAAGAATTATAAATCTATATATAATAATCTTTATATACTAAATCATTAAAATTTTAACATGGCAGTAACCATTACTACAAACGCAAAATATCAGCACTTAAACGCTGACAGATCCCACGTAATCAAGCCGGGTGGGGTTGGTGTAGAAAAAGAAATGGTATGTGATATTGCAGTAACCGGAAATGCAGATTTTGTAAACGGTCAAATCACTTGTGACTTTACACAAGTAGGATTTAGACAAGTATATTTCTGTATTATCGAGCAACAAAACGACTTCCAAAACCATGTTTATCAGTTCGTAGAAGCAGCTGGTTCAGATGCAGCTACCGCAAAAATCCATGGTAGAGTAAGATCAAGCAACGCAAACATAGCAAATAACCATACTTGTACTCTCACCGTAGCAATTCGTGGCGTATAAGGGAAAAACCTTATATAACACTTCCTTTTTTATATTATTAATGGCTAAAAATGCTCACAAATTAGTAACCGCAGCTGGTCAAATTGTCAATAGAACAGGCAAATTAAGAAGTATTTCAATCGCTGTATCAGGCGATAGAGTTTGGGAAATTAGACAAACTGATGCAAGTGGGGCAATTTTATATAAATTAAGTACCGCACTTAACGCTGTATCACATCAAGATTTAGACTTGGGATTCAAAGGTGCTTTACACGCAACCGTAGCAAGTGGCTCATCAGGTGCTTTAAACGTCATTTACGAATAATCTAATTTAAATATTATAAGACTATTTTGTTAATATGGCTAGAACTGAACCTGTTTATTGTACTGTTACTGACGTAGCAGATTGGCTTAGAATATCAGTAAATGCCAACTCCGATCCTAGTACAACAATGGTTAAAAATTATATAATGGACAATGAGGATAGAATTGACCGATTAACAGGTCATACATGGATGGATGACAAACAGGTTAGAGAAGAATTTAATGTAAATAAATTATATGATTGGGGTAGAGGTATGCCATTATTCCCAAAGAAAAGGAATCTTAAAACATTTGACCGTACTAAAGGCGATAAGTTTGAACTTTGGGATGGGGAAAATTGGGTTGATAATACACCAACAGGTGATGATGACAGTATAATATATTTCCAAGAAATTAAAGGTGTAATTTATTTAAGAGGTTATTTGTTTACAATACTTAGAACAAATAGATTTAGAATTACTTATCGTTATGGTGGGGAACAAGAAGAACGTATTGCAGAAGATGAAAGTGTTCCAAGAGATATTCAAAAATGTTGCAAACTTATGACCTGTCTTGATATTTTAGCAAGTGACTTTACAATGTCACAAATTGCTTATGGTGGCGAAGGAAACATAAACAAAGAAAAAGTCATGGATAGATGGCAAAAAGAAATAGACAATATCTTATGGACTAGAAGTGAAATAACTCCGGTGTGGTAGTTTGGTTGTACCAATAGTAGCAGGTATGGTAGCTCGTATAGCTATGACAGGTTTAAGATTAGCTATGCAGGTAGCTAAACAAGCATCTAAAATGGCTAGTAAAGGTAAAGGTAGAGGTAAAATAAAAGGTAAAGGTGGTTTACTTTCAGGATCAGATTCAGGGTATAATGATATTCAAGGAACTGGTAATTATTCAGATCTTTATTCTTATACTGCTAATAATCAAAGTGAAAAAGCAGAAGCTCATAAAGATAATTTAAAAGAAATAAATAGACTTACTGATAATATTCAAAAAGAATTAATACAAAAAATTCAAAAACAAATTGGAAAAGATGATATTACTTTTACAGGTAATTTAAGACAAAATATAAAACCTGATTTTGAAGGTGATTTTAAAGCGGTATCTGCTGAAACTCCTTATGCGTGGTTTGTTGAATTTGGTTTACCACCGGGAAAATGGGTTAATTTTGATGCACTAATGATATGGGTAGAGGGAAAATTAGGAATAACAGATGAACAAGAAGCAAGAATAGTTACTTCTAAAATACTTAAAAAAATAAATAGAGATGGTATAGCACCCAAAAGATTTATGAAAAAAGGCATAAAATCGTTGATTTCAAAGCGTGGGGCTATTGTTACAAGACGTAGATCAAGCTCAAAAACGTCTAATAGTCAACTATCAAAAACCCTTAATAGAGTGTCTAAACAGGTAAAAACAATAAATAAATATCTTAAGAAAGGTGATAAAATTATGAGTAAAGTAGGTGCTATTAAATAATGGCAGATGGATTTATGGGCTTAGATTTTGCTAATGATATAGTAGAATTATTAAATAGTAAATGGAAAAACGGCTCAGGCGGTCAAAAACCAACATTTAGCACACAATGGAATAAAAAAGTTGTAGGCTTAGGTTCAAGAGCATAT